ACTGGTCAAGACTCATGTTAGGTGGTATTACCTAACAGTGGTATATAAGGATTTACGATAGGGTCACAGTAAGGGTCAATATCCAAGTTTGGCCCGCGACCTTCGTGCCCTGGGCAGATACCAGCCTGTCCATCATTCCAATGACTCCTGCTGAATAGCTCGTTACAGCGAATCCGCTACCGTCTACAGCGTCGTCGTCTGCACCAAACTCAGTCCAAAGGAAGTTGGCAATTGCACCAGTGTAGGTTGCTTGCCATGCGATGGATTGTGCTGTGACAGTAGTGCTATCGACTATCTGATACCTGACGTTGGCTGCGCCCGTCGCAATAAGTCCAGTTTGCGTAGCGTCGCCAGAGTGCGTGTTGTCGTTACCAACACCCAATCGAGCATGGGCTGCTGTAAAAGATGTTGCACCTGCCGCACCAATCAGGTTCCACATAATGGTGATTCCGCCGTTGAGCAGAACGTTGCCTGCAAACTTGTTCACACCTAGATACCTATCAGCGAAGACCTTGCTCGCTTCGTCTGCCGAATGACCTTGTCGAGTGAAGGCAGCAACTTTCCCGTCTTCGTCGTTGAACTTATGGATAGTCCAAACAGGACTCACTTTGCCTGTCTCCTTTATCTCTTTTACTTCTACTGACTTGACCGATTCTGAACCCTTCCCAAAATCATGCGCTTGTGACATGTCCAACACTAATAAGCATTGGCGACTATTTAAAGCTATTGCTACTTAAGAAAGGTTCCAAGTCCTGACAACGCTTTGATGTCTTCCTTGGTCAGTTTAGGAAGTGCAGCCTTAGTTGTGATATTGGATAGAGTGTAGGTGCCATCACTTTCCAGCAAGACTCGCCACTTATCATTGCCCGTAACAAATGTTGCGACCATAGTAATCATTAAGACCCGCCACTATATAAGGATTAAAATGAGAAGGAAGGAGTGGCTGTGCGCCACTCCAATCACACATACCGAGCCTATTGGCTTGATTTCTCGATAGCCTTTTCTGGTGATACTTACTTAAGATGACCTGAGTGTTGACAGCTTCACAATCGCCTCTGGATACGTTATAACGGGCGCGTATCGTGCCGTTATGACTATATCTATAGAGTCGTATGTGGGCTGCGGCCAGACATCGACGCTGATAGGTCTCTTCGTCGCAAAGTAGCCCAGTGGGGCGTATGCGGCGGAGTAGTTAGACCCTGCGGCGGCGAGGACGTATGCACGACCCGTGTTCGGAGCTACACCAACTGGAATGTTAGGCGTTACTATCTGTTTCAGTCCATACAACTGAGGCGCAGAAACAACAGTTCCTGAACCCTGTGCGTAGACTGGCTGTCCGTAGAACAGCAACGCGGCAAACTGAGGCAGACTTGCCAAATCCTGATGCGCCATCGGATTCATGGCGATAGTATCAGGCTCTAGCATGTAGTTCTGTATCACTTGCTTGGCGTTAGTAATGTCGTTAACTCCTATGGTGTTAGGAATCGAAGCGGATGTGCCGTCCATGAATATTGAAGTTCCAGTTACAGGAGTCGTAGTCAACGCTCCTGCGTTCAGAGCTGCTTCAACGTCTTGGTCAATCGTCATGACCACACGTCTTGCGGCTCGTTTCAACTGGTCTTCAATGATATTCACTATCTGGTCTTCAATCAGCTCTCTAGTAACTCTGACACGCATACCTACCTTGTAAGGCGTGACTGTGATTGACTCGTAAGGCGTGAAGTCAGCGATGACCTCTGCACCTTCAGCAGTCTTTCCAATCACTGCGGTTGCTCGTGCTCCCTTCTGCTTCGGGATAGACGCTGTCGCTCCAACCTTAATGAAGAAGTCGGCCAGTAGAGGCTTCAATGCCAAGTTAGGCATCGTAAGCTCTACGACCCTCTTCGCTAGTGCTGGAAAGAACAGTGCCCCAGTGTTAACTATCGGAAATTGCTCTCTAGACATTGCCATGTTGTCTCACTTGTTTAGAAGAGTAGGACTTGTATCGGAGCTGGTGTTCCTGCGCCGTTTACAGTTTGGAGCGCAATCATTCTGGATGGCATTGTGGCCTGAACTCCAGTCTTATTGACGTATCCATTGTGTAAAGCTGTAGCGGAGGGGAACAACAGGTCTCCTGCTGTGACAGCAACATCACATGTAACAGTCACGATACCTCTACAGATGACATCGATTGCACTTGAAAGCTGCCCAGATGTCTGAGCAACTCCAAGAACAAACTCCGTTCCGAGAAGTGTGACCTTACAGGTGAAGTCAGCATCGACTGCAAGAGTTAGCACTGCTCCTATGTATACAAGAGTTCCTGATGCGTTGGCTTCGGCATTGAACGTCAGCATGAAGCTGTCGTTGTGGAAGGGTGCGCCCTCAAGTGCGCCTGGAATCGAACTCCCGTGTAAAGCCATTTTTTATCGCTTAACCTGAGAGTAGACCCAGACTCTTGAACTTGTCGGAAGCTCCGATAATCTCCTTCCAGTAGGGTGGGAAGGCTTCGCCAGTGATAGCACCGACTGGAGATTTCTCTTCAGCGACTTCACCGACATTGCCCTTGCCAGTTGGTGCGACAGTAGCAGAGGCTTCCCTCTGTTTCTTGGCATCACCAAGCTTGCTCTTTACCTCTTGGAGACGAGACTTTAGCTCTTCCAACTTCTTGCGCTTCGCTTCCTCTTCCTCTTTCTTCTTCTTTACCTCTTCCTCAGAAAGTCTCAGAGGAGCCACAACAGCAGTCGCCTTCTTCGCGTCGATGGCCCTTCTCAACGCAACCCTTTGTGCGACGAGTGCAGCCCTCTTGCGAGCGAGGTCTTGCTGTTCTAGCTTCACATTGACTTCCTTCATGATTGACATTATGCCGTCTAGTTTCGATTCGAGAGAACCGATTGATTTTACGATTTGGTCATAAGAGAGGGACTTACCCTCGCTTATCTCACCAGATGCGGCGGCTGTGGACATATTAGAATTTTGTAGTCTGAGTAAACCTCACCTTAATCAAGCCAATACTCATAGATAGGTCTGATGTCATAGGTATAGTTAGTATAGGTAGCGTGGGTTATATAAAGATACCGCTAAAAATTGTGCTCAGTTGCTTTAAACGTCTTCTGCTTCCTCGTCCTGAGCCAAGTCCATCTGATTGTGAGATTCCCAAGGTTTATTGTGCAACTTGCACCATCCATACTCAGGGTCGAAGTCCTCGACCTTTTCTATGGCTCCCCAACTGGCAGGGTCTTCAGCATCCCATCCGTGAACCTCAAGTGTATGTGCTTTGAAGGCTTCATCGTCTGGTGTGTGAAAATCACAATCAGGACAATAGACTTCTGCAACCTCGTCCTCATATCTCGGTTCTGCCTCTTCGGGCCAATGGTATCCGCAGTTGACGCACATGATGTCTTCTCCAGCCTCGACTCCTGTAGCCTCACCGCAACTAGGACATGTCTCGCCGATGCCAGCAAAGGTTGTTTCCTCTGTCAGAGCGTCTGGCTCTTCTGAGCCAGGGTAAAGTTTCTCCTTAAGTGCCTGTAACTCTCCCTGCTCATACGGAGTAAGTTTGTCCTTCTGAGAAAGCTCTCTTATTCTGTTATAGTCATACTCGACAGTGCGAGCCTCGCCCTTTCGAGTTCCTTTCTTTTCGACCAAAGGGAAGTTCTCAAGGGCTTCATCCCCACCCTTTGTCTCTCCAGCAGCCTCTTCCATAGCCATTTCAGCCCTTTTTACGACCAATGCAGCCACTGCGAGAGTGGTTCCAACCACTGTTTCAGCAGCCGCTAAGAGGGCTGGTATAGGGTCTCGTTGAGCCTTTTTGACCACTTTAGCAGGCTTTGGTGCCTCTTTAGGTATGAATCTCTTAGTCAACGCCCTGTCTAAACTAGCTTTGAAGCCAAAAGGAGTGACTTCAGCCTGGTCATAAGCAGGGATGGCGACCATCGACTGCTCCAAAACCACTGGTTTCCTGATAAGCATCTCCATACTTCCGCACCTTGGGCATGGTTCCTCGATGTTTGTAAGGGCTGCTTCCTCTTCAGACTTGCCCAATTTGGAGAAACAGTTGTCACAAAGGCTGCCTGGAACAGCAATTTGGATGCTATTGTTCTTCACATAACCTAGAAGTATCTTCTGAATGAGGCTATCGTCGCAAGTTTCACCCTTCCACATGACTCGTGTGTGCCCATCATTCGCTTCAACCCACGCATCCTCGACCTTTCCTATGATAGCATCCACGTTTTCAATGTCGTGGTTCTTCATAAGGGGTGCTCCTTTCAGTTGGTCGGCGATACCCTGAAGGTCTTCCTTGGCTATTCGCCACTTGTTTCGGTTCTGAGAATCATCAATCGCCATCCCACCCAAGTTTAGGATGTGCGGAAACTTGCCCGTCTTCTTATAGTTGGCGATTAGCTCGGTATATTCTCTTGCCGTGATGAGTGGCGCAATACCAGAGCTATACTTTAGCTGAAGACCCTTCCTATCTGAAGACATACAGATAGAAGTAGGGGCTTCCTCTATTTAAAGGTGACGTTGAAACGCTTTGAACTCTGCGACCCGTGCCATCAGACACTCGGTGCTCCAGTCTTCGTGATAAACAAAGCCGCAGCCAGGGCAGATAGACCACGCAGGGTCAGTCGAGTCGAGCGTAAAGCTACTTCGGCAATTCAAACATTTATCGAGCGAGACCATGTGGGCACACACCATTGTTCCTTTGTTTCGCCATATTACAGCAAAAGCACTCAACAACAATCTCATAATCTGTTGGGTAATTGTGTCTCTTTAACCATAAGTAAAACGTGTATCCAGACATGTGACGACCACCTAATTCTTTTCTTTGTTTGTTACCATCGTTGTTCGGATGACTAAGAGTCAGAAACCACCATAGATTTTCACCGCAGCATACGCATTTACCACCATAATGCGTCAGAACTTCTTTCTCAACGTTTATTATCCAGTCTTTAGCAAGTATTCTTCTCTCTTCCTTGTGGTCTTCTCTATACTTTTTATGATACTCTGCTATCCTAGCTTTGTTGGCAAGATAATATTCGTGGCTTCTCTTTTTGATTCTCCCTATGTTTTGAGCATGATAGTCTGTGACTTTGTTCGTGCAGCACTCTTTACAAATGTAAATATAATCTCTTTGACAAGATTTGAACCAATTAGTCTCGTTCAGTTCGGTGCCGCACTTGATACAGATTCTTCTCATGCGTTAGTATACTAAGTATGACTATTTAAGTCTTTAGACACCGA